CACCCTGCGGACTACGGACTCAATAGTCATCAGCGAGGGTATGTGGCGGGGCTTAAGACCCAAGCACAGCAGCGGACGGTTGCTCGCAATACAGGCGCTATTGAGGCGGCCGTTGCAGGTGCCGGTCCGGGTCGTGTGATTAAGTCTGCCCAGCCTCCCATGGCAAAGCCGCCCGGTGGCAAGAACATGGGTACACATGTACCTACATCAAAGCCAGCCACCGCTCCCGTTGTCAAGGAAGAACTCGACAAGACTGTACTGACTCCGGAAATGAAGGTCCATGCAATGATTGACGGGTCGAGACAGGCCAAGCCCGCCGCCGCTGCCCCTCTTCCTCCGTCTCCTACGCCCGCTCAGCACGAAGCACGGGCTGCTCAGTTTGCTGACTTTACGCCCCCTGCTGCAACCACAGGCCACGCAATTCGCCGTCCCGGCATCTTTGGGCGGCTCGGCAAGTCCGAAGACCTCGCTAAGGCCGGTAGCGTAACGCAGCCCATCCCCGCCCGCAAGCCTGCTGGGGCCGGTCTGGCTGCCGCTGGAGCCCCAGACAGTTCCCCCGCCTCGTTGACGGCCATGACAGCAACAAGCCCCAGCAAGACCGCCATTGCGCCCAAGCCCTCGCTTCCTCGGTCGCCGGTTCTGGTCCCTCGACCCGCCGTAAAGCCCGCTGGAGCCCACCTGCCCACAGCAGGGGCGAGCAAAGACAACACAGAAGGCGACAAGACCGTCCGAACCACGACAGTGCCCGCGCGTCCTTCGGCCGTCGCCCCTAACGCGATTACCAAGCCTAGCGCCAAGTAAGTGGTAATCTAACAAACATTCAGGAGATTTACAAAAATGGCAAAGCGATACGACACAACTTCCGGTACGCTCCGCATTCCGGGTGCTTACCCGAGGTACACTGTTCAGACTGCTCCGGGGGGCCTTGCCACGACCGGCGTTTTGATGCTGGTCGGTGAAGCTGCTGCCGGTGCGCACTGGTCGGCAGAAGAGGACCTCGAAACCAACGCATTTGGCCCCGACCAACTGGCTGACGTAGTGGCCAAGTACGGTTCCGGCCCCATCGTTGACGCGTTCCGTTCTGCAATCGCAGCTTCGAACGACACGGGAATTACCGGGTCGTTTACCCGTGCAGTGCTCGTGAAGACCAACGACGGCGAAAAGGCTTCGGCTGCTGTTCTCAAGCTCGGCCCCTCGACGGCCTACACCACCCTGTTCGACCGTTCGTTCGGCTCCAACGGTAACCAGACAAGCATTGCCGTTTCGGCGGCTGCCGCTGAAGTTCTGCCCACTACAGGAACGTTTACGTACATCCCCGCCGTCGGTACTGTTGACGTTGCCGTTCGTGTGAATGGTGGCGCAGCTTCGACAGTCAACGTGGCTGCTAACCGCGCACCCAACAGCTTTGTAACTGACCTGTCGGCTGCGGCTGGCGTAACGGTTGCCGGTGGCGTAAACCGCAACATTTTGACTGTTGCCGGTACTGTCGCAATCGCAGTTGTTTCGGGAAACACAATCACCGCAACGCGTTCGGTTGCTTGGGCAGTGACCCCTACCGCTGGCGATACGCTTATCATTCCTGCCTCGGCACCCGCGCTGCTGCGTGACCCCGCTGGCGGAACCGCCGACGACAACGTTGGCGCGTACGTAATCACAAACGCAACGTCGCTTGTCATCACGGCAACCAAGGTCTCGGACGCTGGCCGTACAGGCGCAGTAGCGGGGACCGTCACTGCCCCTGTGGCTACTGCGGCTCCTGTTATTGTCGCTGCTGTGACTGACGTTGCGGCCTACAGCCCCGTGTCGGTTTCGGTTTCGACCGGAAGTGTTGTTCCCGGTCGCGGCAAGGCACTGGAAATCGCAGAACTGACCTCGGGCACCGACCTGCTGTCGCGCTGTGCCTTCAACCTCGGAACGACCACTGCCGTTTCGTGGGTGAGCAAGTCGGCAACTCCTGTTCTGCTGACCTCGGCTGCCGAATCGGAAGCTACGCTGACTGTTTCGCGCGCTCTGGATAGCCGCAACGAGACCTTCACTGAAGGCGGTGAAATCGCCCTCAAGGTTGGCTTCACGGGCTCTGACGCAACTCTGACAATCACTGACACCCTGCTGACGACCTCGGCTGGCTTGTCGCTGACTCTTTCCAGCTTCGCAACCATTCAGGCCCTCGCGGACTACATCAACGCACAGGCCGGATACAGCGCGTCGGTCGGTACCGCAACACTGGGCTTCCTGCCTCCCACTGCACTTGACCGCGTGTCGGCTCAGGGCCTCACCAGTCAGTTCGGCACCGTACAGCCTTGCCGTATCAAGATTGACGCTTACCGGATGTTCGACGCAGTTTCGGGCTCGCAGCTTGTCCAGATGGGCGACCCCGAGACCCGTCCCGATGCCGGTCTGCCTGCCGTAACCGCTACCACATTCCTGTCGGGCGGCCTGCGTGGCGCTACGACAAACGCGGCGGTCACTGCTGCTCTGGCTGCTCTGGAACAAGTCGAAGGCAACTTTGTAATTCCTCTGTTCAGCCGTGACGCAACGGCCGACATTGCCGACGGCCTCACGGATTCGGGCTCGACTTACACAATCGCAGATATCAACGCTGCGACCAAGGCCCACGTCCTCGCCATGAGTGCCTTCAAGGCCCGCAAGAGCCGTCAGGCAATCTCCAGCATCGAGGCTGCCTTTGCCGACCAGCAGGAAGCGGCTTCGAACACCGCTCACTGGCGCGTCGGAATGACATTCCAGAACGTCAAGGATTTGGACTCGACCGGAGCAATCCAGACCTTCCAGCCTTGGATGGCGGCCGTCAAGGCAGGCTCGATGCAGTGTGCTGGTTTCTACAAGTCCATCACAAACAAGAAGGTCGTTATTTCTGGTCTGACCCACACGGCAGGCGACTTCAACGCCAAGTCGGATAGCCAGATGGAAAACGCCCTGATTGCTGGCCTCATGCCCCTGCGCAAGAGCCGCACTGGTGGTTTTGTTTGGGTGTCTGACCAAACCACATACGGCACCGACGACAACTTTGTCTTCAACAGCATGCAGGCTGTTTACGCCGCCGACACGATTGCTCTGACCACTGGCCAGCGCATGGAGCAGGCCTTCACTGGCCAGTCGGTAGCCGACATTTCGGCACAGGTCGCCCTGACGTACCTCGACCAAATCATGGCCGACTTCCTGCGCCTGAAGTTGATTGCTCCGTCGGATGACGCCAAAAAGGGTTACAAGAACGCCCAGATTCGCATCAGCGGAAACGTCATGCTTGTTTCGGTAGAAATCAAGCTCGCAACCTCGATTGACTTCATTGTAATCGACTTCCTTGTGTCGCCTGTCCAGCAGTCGGCCTAATCGGAGAATAGCGTGTACGTATACGGGTTGTTCGATAACAACGGAGAGTTGCGGTACATCGGCTCCACCGCAAAGAATCCCCGTACGCGTTTTCTTGCGCATATCCAGCCCTCTTCCATAAAAAGAGAGCGGAACTACAAAAATAACTGGCTCCGCTCTCTTTCGGCTCCTCCGACATTCCAAGTAATTCAAATCCTCGGGTGCGAGTCCGACGCACGGCTTGCGGAAAAATATTGGATATCTTTTTTCCGGTCTATTGGGTGCCGCCTTGTCAACACGACAGACGGGGGAGAGGGCTCGACAGGGTACAGACTTACCGAGTCCCACAAGCAGGCAATCTCTTCTGCCCAAAAAGGCAGGAAAAGAACACCCGGTGAGGTTTACAGAAACAAGCAGAACCAGCCGGGGCGTACGCCCATTGTAGACAACACAGGACGAGCGTTTGAGTCGATTGCAGACGCCGCAAGTAAACTTAACATCGACAAGAAGCACATCGGCAAGGTCGTCGCAGGGAAGCGAAAGACGGCCGGTGGACTTCATTTTGCAAGGATTGGATAATCAATGTCGCCCCCGAAAACTGTCCATGGCGCTCGCTGCCAAGTAATCATCGCAGACCCAAACACTGGCACTGCCGGTGTTGTAGGTCTGTTTAACTCAATCAGCTACGGCTTGGCATTCGACGTACAGGACGTGTTCCTGCTGGGTCGGTACTCTGCCGACGAAACGGTCTATACCGCTCAGGAAACAGTCAACGTCAGTGCGTCTGGCTTCCGGGTGGTCGGACAGGGACCGCACAAGGGGGCGCACATTCCGGCCCTCCAGACCCTGCTGAACCACGAATACCTGCAACTGGCAGTGTATGACCGTCAAACCAACCAACTGATTGCCAAAATCAGCAACGTGCGTCCCACGGGCTTTTCAACAACAATCAATGCCCGTCAGCTTGAAGAAATTTCGGTAAGCTTCAAGGGTATTCTGGTTAGCGACGAAGACACCGAGAACGCTGAACCTGTTGGTAGCTCGACACTCCCGTAACGAGGTAGGCCATGAGCGAGGAAACTCAGGACGGGCGGCTGCTTAGCCTTGAAGAAACAATGCGGAATCTAGCCGCATCTTCGGAGCGAGTAGTCGTCAGTCAGCAGGTGCTGGCCGAAAAGGTAGACAAGGGCTTTGACGACATGGTCAAGGCTCACACTACCTTTGCGGAAACCCAAGCAAAGTTCGATGCCCGACTTCAGCCGTTTGAAATCAAGGCGGCGGCTGCCCAGAAGCGAATTGACCTCGCCAAAAAGCTTGCCCTACCGGGCATTGCTGCCATGGCCGGTGTATTCGGGGCAAAGTTCGGCAACGAAATCGTCAAGTTTGTAGGTGGCTTGTTTGGAAACTAAGGAGCCAGACGACGCCCGCCAAAAGGCGTGGCGCGACGGTGGTTGGCGCTCCCGCAAGATGTGGTTTGCGGCGGGTGCCATCGGCATTTTGTATTACGGGATGGTCAAGGCCATTGACGTGGCGGCAGTTCGCCCCCTGTACGAAATTTTCGCAGGCTCTGTAGTGACTATTTGCGGCATGGTTATTGTAGGTAACATTGCTGCAAAGTGGACCTCCGCAAAGGCTACAACCCCGGCAACCACGCCTCCAAGTCCAAAGGCGGGGGCTGCCGTGCAAGCCAAGATTGCGATTCCCGAGTCCAGCCCTGACCCAGAAGAATCTCCTCATTGAACGGTGTGTGGCTGCTTTCGGCCTCTAGGTTGCCGAACACCCATTCGCTGTTTTCGTGGGCAGCATCGAAGTGGATACTCACGCCTTCTTCTTCAAGGTCCCAAATATCCCATATCTCTACACGCCACCTCAAAATGGGACGGTACCCCACAATTACACTGCCGTCCGCTCTGGGGTAGGTATTTCTCCCGCCGCCCTGTAGTATTTCCGTGTAGGTCCGTGTAGTATTTTCCGGGACCCATCCCCCTTGGGGGTCGTAAAAGCTCGCACCAGTTGGCCCCAGTTCGTCCCACAGAGGCCCCATACCGCTCATTTGAAAGCAGTATAGGGCCTCTTGGAGAGGATTACTCAGTGGCTGGCGGTGGTGGTCGGGCGTGGACATAGAACGGAACTCCCGAGCACTTGCGGTTGGGGTGGGCGCACTCGCGCAGCCCCTGCATCATGCTCTGCACGCACGGGCCGCACATGGGGTGCCCGCCAACGGTCTCCGAGGTCGCCGGGTGGCAGGGGCTCCCGCACACCGAGCAACCCCCCGAAATGCCGACAATCCGCATTCCGTGGCGCAGCATGAAGCTAATATCGGGTTTGTCGGCCATTTGTCGTACCCCCAATCGAAGATGCCCGCTTATACCAGCGGTAATCTGCAATTACAAGGGGGTTCTCAATGAGAACTTTTGGATTGATGCTGCTGCTGTGCTCCTGCGTAACAATGGCAGGGGGGCCAGCTACACCCCCCGCTACATTCGGCCCACCGGTAAAAGCCAATTTGTCGGGGCAAATTACTGCCCAGTCAGTAGGCCCGCTTGCCGCTGCTCTTTCGGCGCTTTCGACAATGACGACCCGACCGGCCGCCATTTTCCTCGAAATCGACAGCGAAGGTGGCGAGGTAGATGCCGGTTTTGCCCTCACAAAGGCCATTGAGGCCTCTCCCGTGCCCGTTATCTGCATTGTAGACGGTCAGGCTGCCTCAATGGCGTTCTACGTCCTACAAAGCTGTGATGTACGGGCAATGACCCCACGGTCATCCCTGATGATGCATCAAGTAACCCTGATTGGAGCCATCAAAGCCTCCAACATCAAGGCACTTCAAAAGCAGATTGACACCTACAACAAAGCAATGGTGGGTCAGTGCGCCGCCAAGATGAAACTTACCTCGGCTCAGATTTCCGCAAAGATTGCGGACGGGGATTGGTGGATGGGAACCGACGAAGCCCTTGAGGTCGGGGCTATCGATTCCGTGGTCCCCGTTAGCTCTCTGCCGTAATACCGCTAAACACAGAGCGATACCGGGCCATTCCAAGCTCAAACTGCTCGCACATGGCTGCACCGGCCGTGGTTGCCACGTACTTGGCAGGCAGGCCCGACTTCGAAATGAGTCGGGCCTGTTCCATTTTCAGCAGAAGCCCGCCCACCGACTGCATTGGTTCCGGTGAGTCATAGAACTTGCCAACGCTGCGACGAAGTTCCTGAGCGGTCTTGGGACTTGTCAGGAACTTCAACGCCACCATGAATTCAAAGTCCATATTGGAGTCGCTGTTGGGCATAGACAAAAGCCTCAATTTCGTTGTGGAGTGGCTCTTCGGGTAGGCGGCTATTCTGCCTGAATGCTTTCAGGGTGTCAAGCTGCTGCTCGGCCCACTGGAACACGGGGACAGGCTTGAGAATGCCCCGCCGAATGGAAAGCATGAAATTGGTCTGTTCGGGTCGGGTGAACTTGACAGTGAGCTTGCCGGTTTCCAGCACTTCCTGTGCCATGTAAATCAGGCGCACGCAATGCATGGCGTCTTTACGGACTCCGGGGTCTTCCCACTTGTCCAGATTCTTCGACAGCTTCTTGAGTTGCCCCATGGCGTAGCCGCCGAAAGTGGTCTCGACCTTCTTGCTCAGGAACCACTTTGCGGCATTCAGGCGCAGCGTGACACCTGCCCTGCCTCGGATAAGGACGTCCCTATCGTCGGTGAACAGGGTTTCGATGACGTTGGGGTTGGAGTTCGCCGCAAGCCGTACAAACTTGCGGAATTCCCACGCTACAAAGTCAACCTGCCCGTCGTTTGACTCTTCCTGTTCCGGACCTCCCTTGAGCCCAAAGAACTGTTCGGGGGTCAGGTGGAAAAACCCACGGTGGTCAACGTCTGACTTGGGGCCGTTGAGCCCGTATGCGTGACTTCCGTGGATTGTCAGGTAAGCAATCACTTTTTGGCCTTTTTCTTGGCTTCCTTGGTCTTGACTTCGACGGGGGTTTCGGCACTCAGCACGGAAATCTGATACTGCTGCTGGGCACCCAGAGCATTTACCACAGGAACGCCGACGTGGTCAATCATTCCGTACGCCTTTGCCTGCATGGGGTCCATGTAGACCTCACGCTTGGTTCCGGAAAGGCTCTTTTCGACCTCGGCAGAGGACTTTTTGCAGTCCTTGGCGAAGACCGAAAGGACGTATCCGTTGAGATTCACGAGCATTTCCGACTCGTTGAGGATATCGTCGAGGTTTCCGAACGCCCCAGCCTGCACCTTATGCACCATGATTCGGGCGTGAGGGCTGGCGAACCGTGCGGACCCGTGGGCCAGCAGGAAAGCCCCGGCCGACATGGCAAAACCCATGGCAACAGTGATGATATCGTTGGGGACGCTGTCCATGGCACTCATCATGGTCAGCAATCCCGACACGTCACCGCCGCCCGAATTGATATACACCAAAATGGGCTCTCCGGGGTTCTTCTTGCTGGCCGCAAAAAGAGCGTTTGCGAACTTTTTGGCTGCTTCGGCGTCGAAATCATTGACCCAAATAGGGTCTGCTTCGTCGTCAGTCGTCATTCCGGGGGGCATACCGAGGATTTGGGTCTTCAATTTGTTACCTTTCGATTTTCAGGGGTTCTCGCCAGATTTCGCCTCGGAGGAAGGCCTTGACTTTTGCTCGCTTGGCGCGTCTTTCCTCCCTCCGACGGTGGCGACGCTTCTTCTTGGGGTCGGGACACATCTTATCACGAGCGGCCTTAGCGAGTTCGTCGGCCTTGTCGTTGAAAATGTCGTTGGAGTGCCCCTTAATCCACTTGGTTCGGGCACCCGTCAGAATGGCCAGCCTACGGATTTCGGCCGCCAGTTCAACGTTTTTTTGGGGGTCGAAGTTCCCCGAGGCCAGCCCGAGAGTGTAGGTGCTGTCCGACACCAGTTCCACAAGGTTGCCCTCGTGGAGCTTGTGCTCGAAAACAAAACGGAGACCGGCAATGGCTCCGGAAAGCTCGGCAGCGTTGTTCGTGCCAGCGACCTCGCCGCCAGACCCCGCACCGAGAATGTCTTCCCAGTCCGTCACGATGAAGCCCCAGCCGATTGCGCCCTTTGAGTCGCCGCCGCTGGAACCGTCGCTGTAGATGCTAATCAGCTTTGCCATGATTTGAAGACTATATCAAATCAGTGGCGTTAGTTCAAGTACGAACTGTCGGGAGCCTTGCCGTAAAACAAAAACGAGGGGTCCAGAACCTCAGGAGCATCGAACGCCGACCGAATTCGGTCCAGTCTGGCGCACATAGCGAGGTAACGGTCAAACGGAATACCACGGATTTCCGCGTCAGCAGGCATGAACGGAGCGTCCACGACCTTTCGAAGCATCCCGTAGTGGTCAAACGGGATTGTCAGCCGTGCCCCCTTGGAATCCGGGTTCTTCTTGAAGAACCCCCCAAGCTGGCGAAGGGCCGTCAAAATGGCCTCTTTCTCTGACACACCGTCAGAAATGTCCACAAGGTCAATCAGGATTCCAACATCATCGGGCGTCACTTGAACGAGACGGAGCACGGGTGCTTTTCCTTGGCTTTGTTGAATTTTTCCAGCAATTCCGAAGCTTTGTCTTCGTTTTCGAGGGCCATAACCGCCTCCAGAAACAAAGACCTTAGCTCCGTGGTGAACTCTCGCAGGTCGCGGTGTTCACTCACGCCCTGCTTAATGCAAAAGTGCAACAAATCTATGTCGTTATCCATTCCGCACCACCTTAGGGCCTGTGGGCCCGAGATTAGCTCGCCTACCCCTTCCAGATAGGGCTATCTCGGAGTCCCACAGGGCCGGGACTGCGGACTAGATTACAGGGGCTTGACAGTGTCCATCGGAACCACGAGGTGGCGGGTAAAAACTACGGAAATCGACGCCCCCAGTGACTTGGCTCGCTCGTCCATGTCGATAAGCACGCAGGGAACCCCCGACTGCATCGTTGCGTACCCCACGACAACCCCCGTAGGAACACTGAAATACGGGGCGTAGATTGAGTTTTCCTTCAGTTCCACTCGGTCACCGCACTTGAAGTAGCTCATTCCGACTTTCTATCATTTGAGGTGCCGCCCGTCAACCCTTCACACAAAGAATCTGCTTCAGGATGGCGACAGGCTCGACAAGGTCGGACTGAGCCGCCATGACGGTATCGATATCCTTGTAAGCTCCGGGGGTTTCGTCAATGACCGTTGAGTCCTTGCGGCACTCCACACCCTGAGTAGCCGCCGCATGGTCGGCCAGCGTGAACCTACGCTTCGCCTCGGCGCGGGACATTTTGCGGCCAGCCCCGTGAGAACATGACGTAAAACTGTCCTTGTTGCCCAGCCCGCGAACGATGTAGCTCCGTGCGCCCATCGAACCCGGAATGATTCCGAGGTCGCCCAGACGGGCACGTACGGCCCCCTTACGCGTCACCCAAACGTTGTCCCCGAAGTGGTTTTCGAGGGCTATGTAATTGTGATGGCAGTTGACTGCCGTATCACCAAAGGTCTTGGTGGTACGACCAAGGGTGTGGGTGATTGCCATCAACGTGTTTTCGAGCATGGTTTCGCGGTTCTTCATCGCGTAATCCTGCGCCCACGAAACGGCAGCTACATAGTCGCTGTAATACTGCGAGCCCTCAGGCAGGTAGGCGAGGTCTTGGTCGGGCAGGTTAACAAACCACCGACGCATTTCCTCCTTGGCCTTTTCGATGAAAAAGCTGCCGATGCGGTTGCCGGGTCCGCGAGACCCCGAGTGCAGCATGACCCAGACTGAGGGGTCCCGAGTTCCGGTTCCCGAACAATCGTCGCACTTTTCGAATCCGATTCCCGTGTCAACCGAGCCGCCGTCGCACGAGCACTTTCCTTCGTCAAGACAAACTTCAACAAAGTGGTTACCGGTGCCTAGCGTACCCATCTGGCGGACCAGATACGAAGACTCGATTTCTGGGTGCTTGTCAACCAACGTCTTGTACTGGGTGAACAGGTCGCGATACCGGGGGTAATCCGGCCCCATGGCATCCCACGAACCGACTTCTCCGGGGCCACCGTGGGGAACAGCGGCTTCAATGGCCGTTCGCAGTCCCGAGAGGTCGTCAGGCAGGTCTGACGCCTTGAGGTCGGTCTTGACTGCAACCATCCCGCATCCAATATCCACGCCCGTAAAAGCGGGCACCAGCACTTTGCGCGTTGCTATCACGGACCCGATAGTGCAGCCTTTCCCGCCGTGAACATCGGGCATAACGGCAATGTGTCTGTACAAGAAGGGGAGCTTGGAAGCGCGGATTAGCTGAGCGCGAGCTTCGTCTTCGAAAGGAACGCCCTTGGTCCAAGACTTGATGGGGACACCAGATTCGTCCTTGGTCACTTCGTAGTTCATATTAGCCCTTCTTAAGGCAAACTTCTTCGATGACAATGTTCTTTTTGTTCAACGTCTCGGCAGCGTTGTCTTCAAGGCGGTCCAGTACATCGCTCGGTAGATTGTCCGGGTCCGTGAAGGATACGCTACGAACCCCCAACTTGCAAAGCATAGTTTCGATTAGCAGTGCGACTGTGGTCTTGCCCGCCCTCGGCAACCCATACACACGAATCGAAATGCCGCCAACGTTCCTTGGCACCATCGGGTCCTCGTTTTCCTCGATGGGCCCGATAATCGAGGGCGCGTTTTCTCCAAAAATGGACTCGTTCATTCCGACGAGCGAGTCTTCTGTGTCTCGGAGTCCGGAAACACTGCGCCCTCCCCGCGCCAAAAAGACAAGGAATTGCTCAACGGAAATCTCGTTTGCGGTACCCTGACTCCTGAGGAACCGAAGAGTGAACCTGTTGACGTCCAAGTCTTGGATAACGGCGCGGACGAGGGGGTCGGCCCGGAATCGGAGAACGCCGCCCCAGTCTTCCAGTTCCATGCGGGTATTGCCAATCATGCAGGTCTTCATTAGCGAATCTCCAGTTCGGTTGCCGCACGGACCATCAAATGCGCCGCGTGGTTCCACATACGGTGGACGATTTCGGGGTCGTCGAGGCGACGCAGAGCCATTTCGAACCCAAAGTGTTCCTTGGAATACATCAGAACCATGCGCTTGTTCTTGGTCTTGAGACCGTTTTCGAGATTGGCGATTCGGTCCGCCAGCTTCAGCATGACGGCACCGGGGGTGGCACGAATCTTGGGGTAAGTCGCAGCCTTGCGCTCTTTCCGGTTCGCTCCGGGCTCGTCCGTCAGGGCTCCCACCAGCGTCGCGACCTTCGGGCCGAACAGGTCCTCGATGGTCGAAATCTTCACCCCGGCGTCCTCCACAACGTCGTGGAGGTACCCCGCCGCCAGCGTGACCTTATCGGTCTCGCCAAACCGCATCAACACCTCTACCACGTCCTCCAGATGTGCGGAATAGGGCTTTCCGTCGTATGTCTGGCCGGTCTGGGCGTGGGTGATGGATGCGAAGTCTCTGGCGAAACCGATAAGGTCGTTGGGGTTCATGGATAGCGTTTTATCTTTTTTGTTGGTCGTCCGTCAAGCCTTTTCGCGGATAAACAGCGTTTCCGCCAACCACAGCAGGCACAAGGACTGGAAAAAGCCCAACTCCGGAAGCCCCAAAGCTGGCATTGCCGCATTCCAGAGAATCATTGTGGCCCAGCCGCGAAGCACCGAAATGGCAACAGCGGTGACAAGAATGGCTACGGTGTCCTGCGTTTTTTCGTCCATTTGTCTTTCCTTTACTTGGTGCTGCTGTAACCGCCGCCAGTGAAAATGCCGAACAGGACTGTCAACCCGAACGCTTCGCAAAGGCCGATTTCGGGCAGCCCGAACAGGTGGGCATGAGCCAGTTCCAAAGGTACATGACCAGCACCGGACCGACCAGCAAGGCCACGGCGACGGTAACGACAAACAGGGCTACGACCGACACACCCCCAAAAAGATTCTTCATTTTGTTTTCCTTTCAACTGCGAGGCGGGGAGCCTTATCTCATGCCCCCCGCCCCATGTCAATTCAATTACTTCGTCACCACCGGGCGGTTCACCACAGTCTGGTTCGCGCCCTTGAAGGTGTCGTGGCGGACCACCGTGGCCTTCAGGTTGACCTTCTGGCCGGGGTTCAGGGTCTGGTGGCTGAACGCCTTGAGCACGTTGCCGTCGGCGGTCACGAACGTAGCAACGGTCATGCCAGTCGAGGTCTGGAAGTTCTCGATGAAGGTAACCCCCGAGAACTCCATGCGCTTCTTGGGCTCGCCAACGTGCTTGCTGGTGGCCTGAGCCTTCGTCAGGATGGCCTTGATGGGGTTGGTCTCGACACCCATCTTACGGTCCACGGTCGCCACGATGCTCGCCGCGATACCCATGGCCTTCGGGTTGACCGCACCGACGTAGTTCAGGAGGCGCAGGGCGTCCATGTACTCGTTGCCCTCGGGCTCTTCGTCCAGCATGACCGAGAGATTGTTGCGGTATTCCGAGGCCTTAGCGAAGTCCGCAGCCGTGGGGAGGTTGGCCGCGCTGTGGGAGTAGCCCCAGCGAACGACCTCTTCGTGGGCGGCATCGGCCGTGAGGTCCGAGCAGTCCGGCGCGGCGACGAACGAGTACAGAATCTCGTTCACGCGGGTCTTGGTCGCCGTCTTGCCCGTGACGTACGCTTCCTTGCTCGACACCCAGCCGTACGCGCGGATGGCCGAAATGCTGCACGCCAGCACGAGGTTGAGGCTGGTGGCCGAGAACTGGCGGGGCCCCTTGTGCCACTCGGTGACCTTGTCGCTGATGGCCGACAGGGTGTTCATGAGGCCCGCCAGACCGGCCGGGGACATGCGGTCGTCGCCCAAGAAATCCTTGAGGCAGTTACGGCCCACCTGCTTCTCCGAGCCGTCCTCGTGGGCCACGATGAAGCTTTCGAGGCGGTCACGGCGGACCTTGCAGTGGTCGCACCACAGCGGGTCACGGCTCTGCGCGGCCGTCTTGACGTGCTCGCCGGGGACCGTCGTCACGAGGGGCAGAAGCTCGCCCGAGTCCGTCTTGAGGGGGCTCACCACGCCGACCAGCTTCCACCCGTTGAACTTGGGGGTGGTGCCCACAATCGTGACCTCCACCACAATTTCCGTGTAGCGACGGTTGCGGTGCATGTACTCCCGCGCGAACGGCTTGCCGACCGTCACGGTGTAGGGGGTCGCGCCCACCTTCGCCGCCTTCTTGTTCGCGTTCTCGACCAGCTTGTGGAACTGCGCAACATCGGTCTCGTTGATGGTGTAGGTCGCGTTCATGGGAGTGCTTATACAGGCTGGTTGGGCTACCGTCAAGCTCTCTTTGTATTTTTGTTACCCAGAATGTTGCAGAGCATCCTGAGCAGTGCATTTTCGTATTTTAGTAGCTGAATTTCGGTCATTTGCCCTTACCTTGCGTACTTTAATCTACGAAGTTCCGAATTGCGTAGCGGAGGTCGGCGTGGGTCATCTGCCCCTGCGTCCACCACAAATCGAACTCCATGCCCTCGTCGGTGACGCTGTCGTACGCCGCAACGACGCTGAAGTCCGACGCCAGAATCAGCGTCACGTTGGTGGAGAGCCCGTCGCCCGAATTCACGTACAGGTCCAGCATGACACCGTCGGTGTAGTCGAGGTCCTGCAAGAATGCTTCGTCAACCTCGGAAAGGTCGCTAAGGTCGGCGTCAGGGGCCCACTTCAGGACGTTAAAGCCGTACGCTCGCGGGTCGTGGGCGTACTCCCGCTCCCCGGCCTCGATTGACTCCGGACGAAACCCAACGGCCTTGGCCACCGCCTGCTTGATGGCCATCAGACTCGCCCGCTTCATGACCCGTGCCATTAGAACGTCCCCAGTGCAAGACGAGCTTCCTCGTCGGTGAGAATGAAATCGGTACCCATGTCCAGATACGCGTGCTTGCCCGTCGAGGGCTGCCAGCAATACTGCAAACGACGCCCACTACGCGTCGTAAACGGGACCTCCGTGCCCCCGTTGGCGGGGACCCACATCCCGTTCTCGTCCCGAGCCTGCTTTTCGTCCAGCAACTGCGCGAGCGTCTTGTTCATGGGTACAGTGTATACAGGTTGGAGGACCTACCGTCAAGTAGCAGTCGCTGCCGGGGTCTCAGTGGGAGCCATTTGGAGGTACGTCGGCTTGACCGTAATCATGCCCTCGGAGAGGAAAAAGTCCACGAGTTCCTGCATGATGCGGCGGTGGGTGGCCCCGTGGACGTGCTCACGCTTGACGTTCTTGATGCCCCAAATCTGGAAGTCGCGGCGGCCCCCCGTGGTGGTGTCGAACACCTTGACCCCCGCCGCAATCGCCTTCTTGACCACGGCGTCGTTGAACCTGACGGTGTGGACGTGGTGGCCAAGCTCGTGCAGGACGGTAGCCCACGTCATCATGGACGGGGCCATTTCAATGGTCGGAACGCCGATTGCAGGCGCGAGGCGGCCGAGGGGCCGGTACATGTTCAGCCCCGCCTTGTAATGACTCCAGTTCCGCTTCCGCTTGTTCACCACGAACTTCACGCGCGGAAGATTGAACCGGTGGTACGCCTTTTGAAGGGCGAGTTCGGCGGTCTCGACCGTGATGCTACCCATCGTTCCGTACCGCTCGTTCTCTTCCTTGTAATACTTGAGCACGCTTTGTTCTCCGTGGCGACTGCGAAGTTGGATTGCTTGTATAATACCTAGGGCCGCACGTCAACCAACAAACTTCGGGTCACCGTACGTGACCGCGATGCAATCTTGGTCGAACTCCTTGGCGACCTTGGCCAGAGCGGCCTCAAGGGCGTCGCGGTGGTGCTCCGAGACTCGGAAAATCACGGTCATGGCGTCCTCGTACTTGCCGAGGTACACGCCACCTCCCAGTCCCGTGAAGTAAGTCTGGAGCGAGAACTCACCGACGGCCCGCTGCGTGGCCTTCTGGAACTCGGCCCAGCGGTCGGCAAGCATGGGGAAGCCGCCAACGTTACGCCCAATCGAGACAATCGCGTTCATTTTATTCTCCGGGTGACTGCGAGGTGGGGCTGCTTATACAGGTTGGGTGACCTACCGTCAAGGGGGCCGTAATCTACGGTCTAGGTTCCAGTGTGCTACAATGCGCCTAAACCTTTTAGCCTACCAAGGAACAAAACAATGTCAAGCAACGAATCGTCGTTCAGCATTAACGTCACTGCTGCCAGCGGAGAGAACTATGCGGGCAGCTTCACAATCCGCAAGCGCCTTAGCCACATGCAGGCACTGCGTCGCGACGAACTGCGCCGGGAGCTACTGGGTTCGAAGCCCGAGACCGCTCCCGAGCCCATGCAGAGAAACGCATATATTTTGAGCACTTGCGCAGCGTTTGTCGTCAAGGGGCCTAGCTGGTGGAACGAAAACTCCAACGGCGTGGACCTGCTGGACGACGAGCCCGTTGCGGCTGTCTTTGACGAAATCATGAAGGTTACGGCTCAACTCGCTACAGACCTCGAAAACCGTGCCAAGAAGGCCGCCGAAGCACTGAAGGCGTAATGAATACTTTTGACGCTCTCAATTTGATTGCCCTGAAAGGGGCAACCAAGCCAGATGCCGAGAGCAACCTGCGGTTTGTAACCCGTTGGTATTCAAAGACTTTTCACACGCCACTGCACGTTGTAGCAAATGACGTGCCAATCGAAGATATCTGGCTGGCGTTCTTTGAGGAACGCTACCACGGTATGCCCCCAGAAGAGCTTCAAACTTATGTTTCGATGGCACTGGAAACGCCCGAAGAGCGCCGTGCCCGTATCGACGCCGAAGAGAACGAAGCTGCCGCCGACGAAGCCTTTGCTCGACAGGCTGAAGCCGCCGCCAAGGCAAAGCCCGTGCCAATTGTTCCTGTTCACAATCCCGCAGAACTCCTCAGTCAAGTCCCCTCTCTTCCTGAAACGACTCTCCCCGTCGTTGAACCTGACGTGGAAATCACGTTTCAGGAAGTAGACCCCGAGGAAATGGCTGCCTTGCTGGAAGGGTCGTCGGGCCCCGTCAAAAAAGTGGACCCCGCGTCCTTCCGGTAATCTAGACAAAACAGGAGTTTACAGATGGCCCAAGGCAAAGAGCTAAAGTTTCAATTCGTACTGGACGACCAGTCATTTCAAAGAGTTAAGCGCGCACTGGGCGAACTCCAGACCGAGGCCCAGAAACTGGCCAAGACTCTCCAGCAAGCCGGTGGAGGCTTGTTCGGTGGGGCTAACGTCGGGAAGGGCGTGCCATCTGCCCAGCAGACTCAGGGGCGTTCTGCTGGCGGCATCGCAAACGTCAACATGGGCGGGACAGGGCTCAGCGGGGCAATCCTCAAGGACGTCAACGCGTTCAAGGCCCTTGCCAAGACCGGCACTGACACCATGAAGGCTATGCAGGATGCCGCTGCATCCAGCCTCAGGGCACAGATTCAGAGTGTGGAACAACTCGACCGCAAAATCAAGCTACTTCAAGACCGGTACTCCGGGCTCAAGACCGAGGCCCAAAAGGCGAACTCCGCACAAGCAATGATGCAGCTTTCGAGCCAGCGAGCACAGGGCATGGAGTCCGTGCAGTCGCTCCACGACCTGAACTACCAGATGCAGAACCCTGCCTTTGGAGCTACGTTCCCGGCTTCACCCAACTTCGGTGGCGGAAAGTCGCTGTTTGCGACGGCCAAGTCGGCAATGGGTGCAGCCGGTCCAATTGCGGCTGCCATTACTGCTGGAATCGCCGCAGGCGTCAAGGGGGCCAGTACCATCTATTCGGTGGGTAGCAATGTCACCGAAGCAAACAGCACGAACATTGCTGCTCGTGGAAACCTACTTTCCCCGATGCTGTCAAAGACTCGCAACGCTGACATTTCCGACCAGCTAAAACTGAGATACATCGCCACTCTGGGCGACACTGAAAAGGCCAAGCTCTTTGCCCGCCTTGGAGGCGACCGCCAAGGGGCAGACGACCTCCAGTCCACGCTAGGTATGCTTAAGGGGGACATTGCGTCTGCCACAACCCTAGCGACAGACAATCGCAAGATGGAGCGAATGCGAGAAATCATACAGGTCGCCGGGGAGGACACGCGATACACAGAAGGCCTAGGAAGGGCGTATGACTTTGCGGAGTCCTCGCGTGCCGAGCGCGTTTCCGCCTCCAGAATTCGCGGAAGCGGGTACTACAAGCAAAAGGTTGGTGGAGCACTGACGCTTACTGACCCTATAACCGGAAAGGCATTGGTCAGAGACACGTTCACCGAAAGGACGGCCGCCCTGCACGAGCGAGGGTACTCTAACGCCGACGCCGACGCCGCAACGGTTCAGGCTCGAAATCTAGCTGGAGTTAGGTTTGCGTCTAGGCACTCGGACGCCATCATGGCCGCTAACGCCGTCGGATATGGCGGGTATGCTCCGCTGCTTGCCGCTGCCGAGAGGTCCGGTGGTGGAAGTGCCGCTGCTGCCATGCTCGCGCTCGGCGGAAAAATTGACACGGCGGCAGGGTTGGCTTTGGGGCAGGGTGTTTTGGGTTCGGGCTTTGATGTTCGCGGCACCACAAGTGGTATCGGAATTCTGAATGCCGCCCAAGGGCCGGGATTTTCGTTCGGGGGAGGAGTAGGCGATTTCAATCAGGTGCAGCAGCTTCTGGCTGGTGTTGGATTGGGGTCTAGTGTTGTCGGCGGGAGCCTTGACACATATCAAGCCGGTAGAAACATTATCAACGCAATCGGCTTGAACCCCAACGGCAGCACGTACGCCCAAGACTACTTGGGCGCTGGGATGGATTTTAAGCAAATGACAGATGCCGCAAGGGGTAATCTTACAAAGACTGCATCCGCCCTTGGAATTACCCCCGAAATGGCTCGCAAGCAGCTTTCTGGGTCCCTGTCTAGTGTGATGGAGCGGTTTGTTGACCAGAATTCCGATGACCCCATGTCCCGTGCAATTCGGGGGTACCGGGAGTCCGGCCTCTCCGTAGACAAGTACCTCACAAAACTCTACAAGTCCGGTAAGGGCGGCGAAGCCGACGCGATTGGGTCTTTCTTTGGTTTGGCGTCCGGACAGGGCGAAGAGGCCGGAATCGGCTTGACGAAGGTTCTGGCGGGACTGGACTACAACGGAACTGGAGCGAGGTCGGGACCGGGCGGCGGTCTCGATGACGAGACCAAGGCGAAGCTCAAGGCTCAGGCCGACCAAATCAGACAGAGCGGTGCTTTGGTCGGTGACTTCTTGAGCGACCTGAATGCAGCCTTCGGAGACAACAAAGGACTGGGAGGACTAGTAGGTAGCTTTGGAAAGCTAGAAGACTCAATTGAAGATGTTGTGGTTGCCTTTTCTGCATTGGCCGGTATCACCCCGGCCGTCCAAGAGGCGATTAACCAAACCGGAGCCTCCGCGACGCTCAAGCAGGTTTTTTCGGGACCTGCGGGGGCGGCAATTGTTAAGGCCGTCGCAAAAACATTGCTAGATAGGAAGAACCCGCAATGAGAACCTACGACGTCCTCTCCGGATTCACAGACACACAAAACCCTGACCGGGTGACAACCAACGCAAGCTGCGTTGTTGCGTTCTTTCGCTTCAAAAAACCCGTTACGTACTCCCGAAAGCGCGGCGGCGCGATAAGTACGAACCCCAAGGACACATCGACGATGCGGGCCCCCTTGTTCGCACTGGAAGATGTGTTTTCTGCAAGCGTCACTTCCTCAAAAACAAACCACGTATCCACGGCGCAAGTCTCCCTGCGCCCCGGAAAAAATTACCTTAGCGAGGTGCTTCCGGGCGACTTCATGTTTGTCTGGATGAACCAAGACCCCGAGACGTCCGCCAGTGTGCTTGCAAGACTGGACAAGGGGGACCCCTGCAATGGATTCGACGACGGACTCAAGTTTTTTGGTAGAGTCTCAAGTGTGCGCAAGCAGTTTCGCGTGACCCCATCCGGCACCAAGCAGTCTCTTTACTTTGTCAGCGGTGGTGGTTTTCTGGAATTCGACGGCAGCATGTACTTTGAGCCCAATCTAGCCATTAATCAAGTCGGAATAATGTCGGACTGGCTACAGCGTTACGGGCTCAACATCAACAACGTAATCGCGAGCGACGGAGAAGGCGTCACCGTCAACAAAATAATCCCCCTTCTTCTGGAGATTTTTTACGGCAAGGGCATTCCCAAGAACTTGCAGCTTTTGTCCGATAACCCCAGAGTGACCGAAGGAATGGATAATCCCTTTAGCTTCGCCATTCCGGAATCTGTAGGGAAGGTTTTCGGAGTTAGGTCGGGAACAAAGCCCCACGGGCTGCTAGCCTACTCCGACCTACTTGAGGTTATACATGGAGTGCAAAAATACTCAGACAGCATTGACGTTTCTTCTAAAAACCGAACGCCGCTAGAGAGCGATGGGTTTGTCTTTGACGCCAAGGGGGCGGTATTCCAGCCGGATGGGGCCAACAGAGTGACCGACAGCAAGTCTCACTATACCCAAACGCCTCAACTTGGAACGTTTTTGCCGACGCCACCGACGTTTACTGGTCAGCGTACGGCGTGGGCTACGTTCCAGCAGTTCCTGAATCCGTCCGTCAACGAAATGTACACGGCTCTCAGGACGAACTATACAGGTGGAGTATACCCCACACTTGTATGCCGTCAACTGCCTTTTAGCTCCGGACTCGTTGACGAAGTTTATCGACCTAAGCAGATACAAACAGGATTTGACATTGAGCAGGACCGGAGCTTTACAGAATATGTGACTCCATCGGAGCCAACGCCCTTTGACAAAAAACTGCCACAGACGTACTTTTTGGAGCTTCCCCGCTGGATTATTCATCCCGCACTGCTGCGAAGCTTTGACGTGGGACGCTCAGACGCGCTCAGGTTCAACTTTGTGCATGTTACCGGCGAAGCAGGGGCAAAAACCGGCCTTAATGTTACCGGAACTTTTATTCGGGACCCTCCCATCAGGGACGACCTTGATATTGCGCGGTCTGGCTTGTGACCGTACATGCGAAC